CGACGCGCACCTGCCCCCATTGATACGAACTGCTTTGATGCGGGTTCGCATCGTACAGGCGCACAGAGTCGCCCTGCATGGCGAGCGTGCCGGCGACATTGGTGGCGGTCATGGTCTTACCCGCCCCGCCCTTCTGCATGGCAACTGCAATGATGGACATACGCACTCCCGGTTATGTTTCCCGGCAGAGTAGCGAAGAGGCGCGCGAACTTCAAGTGATACGTGAGGCGGTATGGGCGTATGGGTAGCGTGATGGCCCGCCATACGCCCAGCCGTATTTACGTCCATACAGCCGTATCGGTTGCTACGCGGACGCCGACGCGCCGGACCAGTGGGAGCCGCCGCCGCCCACGCGAACCCCGGCCCAGAGAAGCGCAGCGCGCCACGCCGGAACGCCCGACGCGATAGCCGCCTCGCGGAGCACGGCGTCAGCCACATCGCGGGTTACAGGGTGGAAGGTGTAGAGCCAGTCATGCACCGCGCTCGCGGCGTGCGCAGAATCGCCGCACAGCATGAACGCGAGCGCGACCCGGGGAACCGAACTGAAGTCAGTCTCGAAGCCGGTCGGCACGACGAACACTCGCCCCGCAACGTCGGAGTCATAGACGAGCGGAGCAGTCAGGCGCCACGTTCCGCGCCCGCTGTTTGTCGCATCGCTGACGAGTTCGACCCGCAAATCGGTCAGGAATGCGCTCATTGCGCCGCCTTCGCTGCGGCGTCGCTCACAATCTGCGAGACGATCGGCTGCGCAAGTTGCAGCGCGAGCAGAACAGCCGGCTGATTCGGGATCGCCGGGACTGCCGCAACGATCGCGATCAGGGCGGGGAAGGCGTCGGCATTGAACGACTGAAGCGCGGTCAGGTCGACGGTTGCAGCGGCGGCGCACGCGGCGCTCACCTTCGGCTTGATCGAATCGGCGACGACGCTTTGCTGCGCGGCGGTGAGCAACGCGACGCCGGAAGCGCTCGACAGAATATCGAGGTCCGCTTGCACGATCGGGCAAACCTGCTGCGCGAGCTGCGCGGGCGGAATGACGGGAATCGAAACCGGCTTCAGTTGGACGGCGCAGGCGGAGAGAGCGAGCGCGACGAAGCCCGCCGCGAGCAGCGTGAGAGTGCGTTTCATGGGGTTTTCCTGAGAGGGGAGGGGTTACTTGCCGAACTTGGCCGACATGCCGAGGCCGGTCAGCAGCGCGCCGGCGCCGATGCCGTACGCCTGCATATCGAAGGGCTTGCCGGTGACGACGGAATAGACTTCGAGCGCGAGGCCAACGACGAACGCCGCGGCCGGCCAGAGGTACGCCGGCTCAATCGTCACGTTGTCCTCTCCCGTCACGGCTTCGAGCAGTTTCTTAAACATGGTCGTGATGGATGGTTTGCGTCGGCGTGAACTGCGCGCCGTCTTTGAGATAGCGCTGCAACACAAACAGGGGCCACGGCAACGTGTGAATGCCCGTTCCCTTGCCGGTGTGATGCGGCTTGCACAACAGCAGACCTTGCGCGTCCATGTTGTCGACGAACGCGTAAGGGTCGGCCGGGTCAAATGTCGACCAATCGAAGTGCGGGTAATCCTCCTTCACGCGCTCCCACTCGATCGCGCCTTCAGCGAAAGAGCGTTCGACGCCGAGGTGATGCGCTTCGAGCGGATAGCCGGATTCTTCGGCCGTGCGCTGACAAATCCAGCAGCGCGGCGGGTTCTGTCGCGCCATCAGTGCGCGCTTCGTTCGCGTGAAAAGCGAGGTCGTTTCGCGTGGCGCGTGGCCGGGCGTGATGACGTCAACGGTCAGCGTTTCTTTTAATTCGTGTGCTTCTGTGACTGGCATAGACGCAAAAAAGCCCGCGCGCGGCGGGCTTGTCCTGTGTTGTTTTTGATTAGATGCCGAGCGCGGCTTTCGCCTTCGCCCACCGTGCGCGCCGCTGATCGGCGCCGAGCATCGCGGGATTTATTCGGCGCGAAATCGCATCAAATTCGCCCGCGTCCGCGAGCGAGTTCAAACCGTGATTGATCCAGAAGAAGCCCGCGACAAGCGCAGCGGTGTTCGCGTCGTTGCGCACTAGGTCGGGGTTCGCAACGACGTCAATGCCGATGTCTTTCGCGGCGTCTGCGAAGTTCGCGCGGAACGTCGTTTGCACCAAGCCGGAGCCGCGAAACCTGAATCCATCGCCGCTCGCCGCGTTGCCGTTGCCGTACTTGTTCGCATAGACCATGTTCGCGATCTGCTCTTGCCGCGCGAGCGGAACCGCCTTCTCGTTCGGTTGCCGGCCGTACTTCACCGCGACTGCATACGTCATCACGCGCGGGAACGTCGCCATCAGTGCGGGAATGGCGTAATCGAACGATTCGCTGGTCGCGCCAAGTGAGCCGGATTCATGGCCGATCTGCGCGAGAAATGCCGCGAGACGTTGCGGCGTATTGATCGAGTAGCGCGCACATGCAGCGGTGAGCGGCGCGGCGAATTTTGCCGCGTTCGCCGTCATCGACTGGCATGCGTTTTGAAGTAGGGCGGGCGTGATGATCATGCGCGGTCGGCCTTTTTATCGAGCTTGTCGCTCACGCCGTCGATCTTCTGAAAGATCGTGTCCACCGCCTTGTCGAATCGCTCGATGTAAGCGTCGAACCGCTTCACCGACACATAATCTTCGGCGACGTGCAGCGCCAATGCTGAAATTGCCTTGTCCGCTTCTTCGATCCGCGCGTTGAGACTGCGATAAGCCCAAAAGAGCAGGACGGCAAACGCCGTGACGACGTATCCAGCCCAATCGCTGAGAATGTGAAAATCCATCCGATCATCCAAAGAAAAAGCCCGCGCAATGGCGGGCTTTGAGCGATAAACGCGGCGCATTTTATGGCCGGCGCTTGTGCTAATATTTCACGTCGATCAATCATTCATTTGCAAAATGAACACAATGAAGCGGTTATCCGGAATATCGAACTTTGCGAACACCGTATTTATTTCGCCTGACGACGCACGAGAATTCATGCACACCCCGCACCCCAACCTGGAAGGCAAAACGCCATTTAATGTCGCGCAAACGCCAGATGGAGCGAGGAAAGTAGAGAGGTTGCTTGCAGATTTGCGCGCCCATCTACTGCACAGGCATTAAACACAGGTCAAGACGCCCATTCGATCGCCTGAACTGCTTCGACTGTCGTTGCAGCGTCGATTTCAGCTTTGAGCGTGGCGCGCTTCTGGAACGCAGCCCATCCGCGACCGAGAACGGTCACATACAGCCCTTCGAGGTCTGCCAGAGCGAACGCAACGAGCGTGTTATCCGCCGCCTTCCAGAAGAAGTTAGGCGGAACCGCGCCCGCAATCCGGTATCCCTGCGTCGCTTGCATGAGCACCATCTGACTGCCGGCATCAGCCTGAAACGTCTTCGCGACACCTGAGGCCGTCTTGAATTCGATGTCTGCTGACACGCAGAGAGCATAAGCGCCATCGACCGCCGCTTTTTGCGACTCTTGTGCTGATGCAAGCAGTTCGGCCTCACTCGGCGTCGTGACGTCGACGCCACCGCCGATCATAGGAATTTGCCCCGACAAAATGCGGACGGATTCCGCGCCATCGGGCGCGGTCCAGTCAGATGACTCATCCCATTCGATGACGTTTTCGACGACTCCGTTTCGGACAATTGCATAGGTAGCCATTACGCGCCCCTGATTAATACTCAATGATTACCAAGCCGCCAGCGCCAGCGCCGCCAGTGAAGTTGCCTTGCGATGCGCCAGAGCCAGCACCACCAGGGAAAATGCCGGGATAGCCGGATATGGTGATTGCGAGCGGAGTGGGTTGAGAACTGAAGGCACCCTGACCGAACGACCCGACGTTAGACGATCCAATCGCCATTGCACCGCTAGCGCCCGCGCCAGTGATATTGATTGTGCCGCCAGAACCAACGCCGAATGTCGTTGTATTCGCCGGTGCCGGACCAGAGTTGATGCCGGTTCCGCCGCCGCCGCCCGATGCAGCATTACAGCCTGTCACCGACGAAGTTCCGCCTGTTCCGCCATTGCTTCCGACCGGGCCGGCTGTTCCGCCTGCGCCGACCGTTACCGTCAGCGAAGCGCCGGGCGTAACGTTGAAAATTCCCTCTGAATACCCGCCAGCATTGCCGCCCGATCCGGCCGCAGTTGCCCCATTGGTGCCGCCGCCGCCACCACCGCCGCCCCATACGCGCACCTTGATCGCCGTGCAGGTTGGCGGGACGTTGAATGTCCCCGATGACGTGAATTGCCGGATATTGCGGAATCCGACTTGCTGAAGCAATGGAGCCGCCAAAAACGGCGCACTGGAAACCTTCGCGATATTCGCTGCGGTGACGCTCGTTGCGCCATATGCGACCGTGATCGTATAGAGCGCGATCTGTCCGTTCGGCGTCGCGGGCGTCAACTGGTTGCCAGTCGTCGCCGGTACGCCAGTCGTCAGCGTCAGCGCGACCGTGTCTTGACGCGTCGTGTTCTGCGATGCGCCGCTATTGCTAGGTCCGCTGTACGCTTGCGACGGGTTCGCCGCGTTGTAGTACGGCAGCACGACGGCGTTCGTATCGGCTTCGAGGAACGAGGCCGAAATGAGATAGACGATCGACTGCCCCGAAGTCGTCGGGGCGGGCGTGTTGAAGGTCTGCGCGGTCTTTAGAATGCCTTGCTTCTGCGTCACCGTCGAATCAGCCGCGAGCGACGAGTAAGCCGTCGCATCGAGCGCCGCCTGCGCATACACGACGCCCGGCTGCACGATGACGTTCAGTGCCGCCGGCGTGTTCGGCACGCACGCGAGGCCATTGAATATCGTGCTCGTGCCGAAAACGTCTTGCGCGAACTGCCCGAGCGCGAACATCGCGTTCTTCTGCGCGCCGAGAAGATCGGTTTCGAGCGGCACGGCCGAAGGATAAATAATTACGCGGTCGATGATGGTTCTCCAAAAGAAAAAGCCCGCTCGCGGCGGGCTTGGTGATGCGTGTCGGCGGGATTAGTGGCGATGCAGAAATTCGAGGTCAGTCGCAGTCGAGTTGATCGTCCGACCGCTTTTGAATGATTCCGATGTGCCATGCCCCACTATTCGATGAGCGTCAGCCTGAAGATCGGATACACGGTTCCGCCGGTGCGATTTTCGATGTACAAGGAATATGTGGCCGGATTACCCGTCACCGGATCAGTGCCCGTTGGCCGGAATGAAAGGGTTACGTTACCTGCCGTTCCCGTTGCACCAGTTAGCGCCACGTTGCTTAGTCCGATACCAACCTTGTTCGTGGCTTGCAGTGGCGACGTATCATTTATCGAAGTGGCACTAAGAATGATCCCCTCGCCACGATAGGACTTACCCGATTCACGGTCGAAAATTGTCATGTGAGCCAGCTTCGCATTGCCCGACACAGGAATGCGCAACACGCTTTGATCGCTGATACAGCCCAACCAAGACGTGTCGTCCAGACGAATAACACTGCCCGGATACTGATTCCAGGTGACGCCGAACTGAAACCTGCTTACCGTTCCTGTCGGCAGGTACGAGCCATCGCTGGCGATGATCCGGTTACCGCCACCGTCGGTATAGCGCGGATTAACGTCAGCGAGAGCAGGGGTGAGAATGAACCCGTTAAACGTGTTGTTTCCTGCCCCGACCCGCGATACGTTAAACACGCAATCGGACATGCTCCACGTCAGTGCGCCACCACTGATGGCCCCGATAGAACTCGTCGTATCGACGTTGAGAATGGCTGCGCTTATCGACGTTGCCCGGACACCCCTCATACTGAAGCCCAGTGCAGGAAAGTCGTTCTGGATGTCCACGTACATGAACCACTTCGCGGTGTTCCCGCGCATCGTAGACGTCTGGTAATTAAGATTCTGTTCCGGGTCTGAAATACCGTCTTGATACGAGCCGCCGATAATCTGCAAATCGGTGCCGCCACCATTCAGGTACACGCACGCGTAGCAGTAGCCCGACAGGTCCATGTTGATGATCTGCTCACGGTAGCCGCGAATTTCAAAAAACTCCCGACAGTCCTTCGCAGAAACGTCGATGTACTTCGTGTAATAGGCGCCGCCATGAGAACCCGCCGCAAACTGATAAGTTGGCCCTGCTGGCCAGAATTCGTTACCGTCATAGGCCATGCCGCCACCGTCGAACTGGAGTCCTTGAACCCGCCCGAACCACGAGATCGCATTAAGACCAGCAATGTCGACCAGACGACGACATGCTGCCCCAGAAATGTTCTCGACCACTGGTGCGTAACTACCCCATATCACGACGCCATATCCGGTCCCGTTGCTTACCCCGAAGGCACGGTTCGAGCCGTATACGTAAATGTCGCTGATCTGAGGCCGGTAGCAGTTCCAGATATGTATCCCGGTTTCAGAAAAGTGGTAAATGCGCGCCCCCTTGATCGTGCACTCTTTAGCATAGAAAATGGAGAGTCCACGATAGCCCTCATCGCCCGCCGTAGCGTTAAGGTGAGGTGCCCGCGACAGAGTGAAGTCCCCAATCATCTTGAACGAGTAGCGCGTATAAACTGTAATCGTCGTCGCCCACTGTAGCTGAACCGCATCGCCCACAGCCACGCCAGAGGGAAGCGGAAGTGCGAACATCCCCCGGAAATACGCGGTATTTGTCGCTGCATTCCAGCGGCTAATGTACGAGTACGCGTTGCCGCGACCAGGGAAGAAGCACTGCACGCGAGCCTGCGCGTCAGTCAATGAAATTCCGGATAGCGTCAGCGTGTCGGATGCAACAACGGACGCGACCGTGCCGTTGGTGATCGTGTTGGCTGGGGCGGTGTACGCCAGCGGGTCACGGATTCTGATACGGCTATTCGTGACGTCCACTTCCTCCACAGTTGCCATCTGCCCTTCGATGTTGCCGCCCCGGCTTTCGGTTTGGATCAAGCGCGAAGAACTAATCCGAATCAGGCTGCCGACTTGAAACAGGCTAATGTCGCCTACTGATAACCAGACGTTGCTACTCTCTGCGTTTGCCGTGAGCGTTGTTGTTCCGACAACAGTGGGTTGCGTGCGGATGAAATAGTCGTAAGGGTATGTCCCGCCAAAGCCAGCAAGACCATAGTCGAGGACGCTACCAGTGGAACGCGTCGCAGTCTTGTTGCTATAGAGTTCGACCTTGCCATTGGCTTCCAGCGTCAGCGCTTCCTGATCCGCGAACGTCAGAAGGAAGTCGGAAACGATGTACTTGCCAGCAGCAAAAACAAGCGTACCCTTTGCCGCCTTGACGAACTGCATCGCCGCGAGAATCGCCGCAGTGTCATCCGTGACGCCATCGCCTTTCGCGCCGAATTGCTTCACGCTGACGCGATCGCGCAATTCATCTTGCACCGTCCGCGCGACCGCCCCCGTACCGATCTGCGTGAATGCGGAGTCGGCCTTTGCGTCAAACGCGGAGTTAAGCTGCGAGGCCGTTAAAATTTGGCCGCTTGTGAAATTCGACATATGTACCCATCGAAAGATCGACTAGAACAAGCTGGAACTGTCTAGCGAGAATGTGGAATCGAGATAAGTCGGCAGTGCGCCGGGGCCGTTTGAGATGGCAACCCATGCGATCGTCGCGGCCGGCAGAACTGAGGCGATTGCGGCATAGATCGCCGCATCGGTGACGCCCGTCGTCATGTCCCCGATGTTTGCGTAAGCTGCGCGTGATGCCCGCGCATAGCCGCCGGGCGATGTGCCGTAACCTTGGATGTACGGAAGGCCTGAGCCGGCCGGGCGGTACGCGGTGACGAAGGCTTGATAGTTGAGCAGCAGCGAGCCATATGCGCCGGCGACGCCGTACCCGAGCGCGAAGCCATAGGCGCCCGTATCCTGCGGCCGTGTCGGCTCGACGATCTTCGGCGCGCGCCCGGTGAGGTCGGTCAAAATCTTCGTGATTGCCGCGCGTGTGCCGCGCTCGCGCACGATGTTGATTTTTATCCGCGTCCGATAATTCGCGTCGGTCTCGTTCGGCAAGCGCCGCAATCCGTTCTCGCCGAAGTAATCGGCGGCGGAAATGTCGAGCCAACCATCCGTCGACGTCTGAAGCCGGGTTTGCGCAAGCAGGTATTGATAAGCCGCATACACTGCGACGAACGCCGATGCGATACCGCCGAGCAACGCATCGAGAATCGGCGAGTCAGTACCGAACCAACCGCTCGGCATGCGCGCTTTGATGCGCGCGAAGAAGTCTTGTTGGTCTCCTGTCATTGGATCACCATCAGGAAACAGAGCAAGAAACGGATTTGATGACCTGCTGATTCGTCGCAGCCAAATCAACCGTTGCGCCGTTCACCGTGAGCGTGAGCACGCTAAGAACGTCACTCGATGCGTCGATCGCAATCTGCCCGAGCTTGAAATACGGCAGCTTTGCGCCGAGCGGCAGCGTGTTGATGTAGGTCGAAATCGCGGATTGCACGAGCGCGCAGGTCGTCGAGTGCGCGACGCCGGTCGATGTCGTTTGCAGCGTCATGACGACCGTCGCATTGACGACTGTCGGCGCGAACACACCGAACGTCGATGTAAAGGGGCGCACCGCGTCGACCGCGTTATAGACCGCCGACAGAATCGACGAACTCGGCGCGCCGGTTCCGTCATCGACGACTACGGCGAAATATCCCATCTGCGTTGCGCCGGCAAGCGTCTGGTTCTCGATGATCGTGTACGTGAAATTCGCGCCAAGCGCCTTGATCGCCGCGCCAATTGCCGCCTTTGTCGCCCGCGCGAGAGACGCGAGATACCCGACGAAGCGCACGCGCGCCGCGGCGTCAGATTCAGCGTCAACGCCGTTCGCGAAGGGCAGGGCGTTCGTCACCGTGTCGACGAATGGAATCGACTGGTAAAGCGCCGTGATGGTGTTCGCGCTCACGTTGCCCGACGAATCAGGCAGGCTCAACGAGTTCGAGCCGGGTGTGATGCTGACGACCGCGCATGTGACCGACGCCGAGCCGGCCGCGATGACGAAGCCGCCGAGCGTCGCGCTATATGCGCCGTTTGTCGTGTCCGCGACCACCTTATATTGCTGCGTGCCGTCGCCAGTCTGAACGATCGAGCCGACCGGAATCAGCGCTTGCTGTGTCGTCGTGAAACGCGAGAATGTGACCGCGCCGCTTGCCGCTGTCGGAGCGAGCCGCGTGAAGCCGTATTGCGCGAACCAGGTGTCGAGGTCCGCGCCGTTCGACGTCGCCGCGCGCGTCAATGCGATGGCGTTCAGAATCAAGCCCTGAAGCCAGAGCGCGACCCATGCCGTACCCTCGCCGATGGCGCGGAGCACAGAGCCGATGACGAAGTTCACGAGCGACGAGGCGGCGCCCTGCACAGTCGTCGCGAACCCGGTCAAGATTTGCGTGAATGATTGGGTATTGACGCTCATTGATTGATGTCGAAGGAGAGGGTTTCAGT